ATTTAACTGAACCAGCTTTTGAGATGTATAAATTTAAGCTTTATTGTTCAGTTACCTTTGTTGATGGGAATAGGTGGTCGACTGTCCCTAAGAATAATCTTAAGGATAGACCGATTTGCCTTGAACCATTGTGCAATATGCTTGTCCAGCGTGCTGTTGGTTTGGGGATCCGTCGTTGTCTAAAAGATAACCTCGGGATCGATCTCGATTTCCTTGCAGATGTGCATAGAAATCGAATAAGCGATAACAAAGTCGCGACAATCGATTTGTCTGATTGCAGTGATGCAATCAGCATGAGACTAGTAAAATATCTATTACCCAAAAGAGTATTTAACAAAATACTAGCTTGTCGGTCAGACATGACCTTAGGACCTGATGATAATTACTATATTATCAATAAGGTCTCAAGCATGGGTAATGGTTTTACTTTTGATCTCATGTCCCTTATTCTAACAGCACTAACCAGGTCATTTGATATAACATCTTCTGTTTTTGGTGATGACATTATATGTCAGAACCAAGTGGCAGAAGATGTTATTGAGAGCCTTCGTAAAGCCGGTTTTGTTGTTAACTCTGAAAAGAGTTTCATCAATTCCGACTTTAGAGAATCGTGCGGGTCTTACTTCATAGATTCAATAGGTTATTTAACCGTCTTTGATCTTAGATGGTTGAAAACACCTCACGACTTGATAGTAGCCTGTAATAAGGTTGCTATTTTAGCCGCGGTCTATGAAGGTCCGTTTCGATCTCTCCAGGAAGGGATCTGGTCGTGTGTCCCTAAAGCCTTGCTTGGGGCTACTATAGAAAGGCCTATAGTACACACGGGCAGGCCACCATCGTACGACCTTGACAGTTTTGTGAGATACGGTCCTGTTTCTTTTGCAGAACCGCCTCGCAGATTGTTGAGGTCGTTACGTAGAAGGTGCAAGGACCTCTGTAAGAACGGTCGCATTTCTGTGGCCGTTGGTATAGAGAGCTTGCTTCTTCCAGCGAAGTCTGACTTGAAATCCGAACATTGGGATGTATTTTCACAATATATCCACAATGCTAGGAGATCGAGAAAGATACCTCGGATGGTGATTAAATCCGCTTTAGTAGCAAGGGTTGGTGAAGAACAAATCGGCTTCACTAAAGCCCTGCTTCCCGTAAGGGAATAAGCGGTTGGGATGATACGATTATCTAAAGGGGTATTTAATACCCCTTAAGATAATAGTCTCTTCGCCTGATAA